AGCTAACATACCTTGGGCTAATCGAATTAATGATCTGTCCAATAATAGTGATTATAGACACACAATAGCTATGCTCGCAGCAGGCTACGCTGCAAAAGGGCATAAGGTACTTGTGGTGTCAGATCGAGTCGCTTTTTTAAAGAGCTGCGCCGAACTGACAGGTGAAACATCCGTATGTGTTACGGGTGAGGTATCGCATGAGGACAGGGAGAAGTTAGTAGACGAAATACTGTACGGGAATAAAACTGTTTTATACGGCACTCAAGCTATTTTTAGCGAAGGTATTTCCGTTAGTAGTCTAAGCTGTCTCATCCTTGCTACTCCAGTTAACAATGAACCATTGCTTACTCAGCTTATTGGTCGTGTCATACGGAAGCAAGAGGGAAAAACTTCTCCAGTAATATTAGACATACATCTAGTAGGAAAAACGGCCCAACGACAAGCATCAAATCGAATGGGATACTATATAAAGCAAGGCTACGAAATAAAACAGCTATAAATGCTAAGATCGGGAACCTAAGAAAAAAAGTTCTTGACAAATAAGGGAAAGTTTGATATAATATGCTCTTGTATAACTGGAAGAAGGTATTTAAAGATGCAAATGGAAGTGTAAACGACGTCGTCCTGATATTCAAAATGTTGACTAACGGATTAGTTCCTCGCAACAAGTACGATAAACTGTACAAGTTTTATCTGAAAGACTATAGTGGTAAATCTTACATATTGCATCCAGATGTACTTTTATACAACTTATACAAATATACCAATATCGAAGCTGCACAATATCTTGCTCTAGCCTCTCTGAGACCTTTAGCGGAATATTATGCAAGTGGAGAAATTACTTTAGACCTGTTTCATAACCCTATAGACAGGTCATTATTTATTAATAATAGGCTATTGAGAATAGAAGATGAAACACTACATTTTCTATTTGAAGAAGTCCCAACGGAGAAACATTAAATGGCTTTAACATTCGGAAAATCAAAAGGCGCTGCACAGAAATCCTCAATCAACTCTTACACATATCGAGATGGAGACAATAGTCTTCGTTTAGTAGGTGATATCCTAGCTCGTTATGTATATTGGATTGAAGGTAAGAACGGTAAGAACATTCCCTTTGAGTGTCTGTCCTTCGACCGAAACGAAGAACGTTTCAACAACAAAGAAAAAGATTGGGTTCGAGAGTACAATCCCGACCTGAAGTGTGGCTGGAGCTACGCAATGCAGTGCATTGACAATGGCGAAGTCAAAGTAGTAAATCTAAAGAAGAAGCTCTTTGAGCAAATCATGACAGCAGCAGAAGACTTGGGCGATCCAACAGACCCTGTAACTGGCTGGGAAGTTAAGTTCAAGCGAGTAAAAACCGGTCCACTAGCATACAATGTTGAGTACCAGCTTCAAGTATTGAAGTGTAAGACTCGTGCTTTGGATGACGATGAGATGGTATTATTTAATGCGTTGAAATCTATGGATGAGGTTATGCCTCGCCCAACACCAGATGCTCAAAAAGCCTTGCTTGATGAATTCCGTCAAAACGGTGCTGATGAGATTGACGAAACTTTAGAAGATGAGTTTAATGTAGGATGATTTTATACACGGCAGACTGGCATATCAAGCTTGGTCAAAAGAATGTACCACGAGAGTGGGCGCTAAATCGGTATAAACTGTTTTTTCAACAGATTTATGACCTCGAACTAGAGTGCAATATGCACATTATTGGAGGAGATTTATTTGACCGTCTGCCAAATATGGAAGAGTTGGAGCTTTACTTTTCTTTTATTAGAAAGGTAAAGATTCCAACCATAATCTACGACGGAAATCACGAAGCTACTAAGAAGAACAAGACTTTCTTTACACAGTTAAAACAAGTCTCAAGGGATATTAATCCTCTAGTAAACATAGTAGATATATCGTATATTGATGAAGATTTAGGTTATGGAATACTACCATACGCTGACCTGCATAGGCCAGGCAGTATAGAGCAGTTTGATACATCAAAACCTTTGTTTACGCATGTTCGTGGTGAGATTCCACCTCATGTTAAACCAGAAGTAGATTTAAGTAGATTTGAAAGTTTCCCTGTTGTGTTTGCTGGTGATCTACACGCACATAGCAACACGCAGCGTAACATAGTATATCCTGGTTCGCCCATGACAACTTCTTTTCATAGAAACGTAGTTGAGACAGGATATCTACTAATTAATGAAAACAATTGGTCATGGTTCTGGGAAAGGTTTAGCTTACCGCAACTAATTCGTAAAACAGTTAGTGATCCAAAAGATATGGTAGCTACCGATTATCACCATACTATTTACGAGATAGAAGGTGACATCCAAGAACTAGCAGGCATTAAGAACACAGAGCTACTAGATAAAAAAGTAGTAAAACGTTCTTCTGAAGCTGCCCTCTTTATCGAGAAGGATATGACCATCGAAGAAGAGTTAGTAGAGTACTTAAACTATATTCTAGAAATTAACGAAGATCGAATACCTGATATTATAGGAACTTTTAATGATTACGCTTCAAAAGTTGAAATGGAGTAACTGCTTCAGCTACGGTGCGGATAACGAGTTAGATTTATCGGATAATACAGTAACTCAGATAATTGGTACTAACGGTATGGGTAAATCATCCATACCGTTAATTATCGAAGAAGCATTGTATAATAAAAACTCAAAAGGCATCAAGAAAGTAGATATACCCAATAGATATGTGAATAACGGTTATAGTATTCACCTCTACTTTAAGAAAGATGCGGAAAGTTATGAAGTTATAATCAACCGTAAAACAAATATCAAGATTCAATTATTACATAATGGAGAGGACATCAGTAGCCACACGGCTACAAATACTTATAAGACTCTGCAAGATATAATTGGTATTGATTTTAAAACATTCACTCAGCTAGTGTACCAGAATACAAGTACTAGTTTACAGTTTCTTACAGCGACAGACACAAATAGAAAAAAGTTTCTAATAGATTTGTTGCACCTAGAGAACTATGTTAAACTGTTTGAAGTATTCAAAGAAGCTGCAAAAGGTTATGGTAATAACTTAACTAAGATTGAAGCGACTATAGCAACTATCGAAAAATGGTTACAAGATAACAAATTGAGTGATACTACCCTACTTCCTATGCAAGATATTGAAGTTTACACGGAAGAAGACGAGAAAGAGTTACGTTCTCTATCAATAGAACTTCAAAATATCTCTGATACGAATAGAAAAATTTCTATGAATAATCAGTATAAAAACATGCTGAACGAGATAGACTTAGCCTCAGTACAAGGTATTAAAGCTAGTGAAATTTTATCTTACGATCATTTACAGGGAGAGTTAGGCGGTCTTAAACAAATCGCAGCGGGGTCTAAGAAAGCTATCGAGAAGATGACAACATTAGGTACTCATTGTCACACTTGCGAACAGTCGATAGACCCTACTCACATGAGTCAGCTAGTGAGTACTGAGCAATCAAGAATAGATGATGCAAAGGCAAGATCCGCTAGTATCCAGCAACAGATTACTGAAATTATAGAAAATAATAAACAATTTCAGAAAAAGACAAAAACCCAGAAAGAATGGGAAGATTTGTACAGAAGTATAGAATCAGATTTACCTTCTATACCTTTGAACAAGTCAGATATTGAAGAAAAGATTGAGGAATTAGAGACAGTTCTGAAAGAGTCTAGAGATAGTATTAATGCTATTGCGAAAGAGAATGATCGCAGGACTAAAAGGAATACTCGTATTCAAGTAATCCAAGAGCAAACAGATGACTTTTTATCCGACTTAGCTGAATGTACAAAATTATTCAAAGCCGAGCAAGAGATAGCTTCTAACTTAGAAGTATTGAAGAAGTCTTTTAGTACTAATGGATTGCTTGCATATAAGATTGAAAATCTAGTAAAAGAACTAGAAGAGCTTACTAATACTTATCTTGCGGAGCTTTCAGACGGTCGTTTTACACTTGAGTTTGTAGTATCAAATGACAAACTAAATGTACAAATCACTGACAACGGAAGTCTAGTAGATATTCTAGCACTTTCAAGCGGTGAGTTAGCAAGAGTAAATACTGCTACATTGATTGCGATTCGTAAGCTAATGAGTAGTATTTCAAAGTCTCAAATCAATATCTTATTTTTAGATGAAGTAATTAATGTATTAGACGATACAGGCAGAGAGAAGCTAGTAGAAGTTCTACTCGGCGAAGAAGGTCTTAATACTTATGTTGTCAGTCATGGCTGGACACATCCTCTGCTAGAGAAAGTGGAAGTGGTTAAGGCAGGAAACGTTAGTAAACTGGAGAAGTAATGAGAAGTAATCGTATGAGGCATATAGCAAAGGTTGCACAACGAGCATCATCACAAAGAAGGACATTTCTATTAACTAAAGAGCTTACAGCCAAGCCGGAGAAATCCGAAACAGAAGAAGAGAATGGTAGATTCGAGAGCGAAAGGGGCACGGGGCGAGTATCTGATTAGAGATATGCTTAGAGAAGTTACAGGATATAAGTTTGAGAGAGTGCCAGCTTCTGGCGCTCTCGAATACTTAAAAGGGGATTTATATGTCCCTCATGAAAAGAATCGGTTTTGTATTGAAGTTAAAAACTATGCTGATTCTCCTTTAAACGACTCTATGTTTACAGCTCAGAAAACGAATAACTTAATTCGTTGGTGGAAGAAAGTAGTAATACAAGCTGAAGGCGGTAACCAGGAGCCTTTATTGTTTTTTAAATATAACCGGTCAAAACCATTTGTAGTAAGTGCGATAAAGCCAGAGGTAGTAAACTATATGTATATTAGCTGGCTAGATTGTTATATTTCATTAGCTACCGAATGGTTAGAGCATGAAAAAGTAGAGTTTATCAATGGCATTTAATTTTACAGATAAAATTGTAAAAGATAGAAAAGAGGCAACACTAGTAGTAGATTCGCTTAACTTAGCGTTTCGATGGAAGCACCAAGGTAGGACAGACTTTAGATATGATTTTCAAAAAACTGTTCAGAGCTTAGCCGAGTCATACAAATGTAAGAATGTTATAATTACAGCAGACTGGGGCTCCTCTGTATATAGAAAGAATATCTCACCCGATTATAAACAGAATCGAAAAGATAAGTTTGCTACTCAAACAGAAGAAGAGAAGATAGCATTTGAAGAGTTCTTTGAAGAGTTCGAAGAGTCTTTAACTGTACTAGCAGAGGATTATCCCATCCTTCGCTATAAAGGTGTAGAGGCTGATGATATAGCTGCTCATCTAGTAAAAGAAAAGGATAAGTACGGATTAGATTATATCTGGCTTATATCAAGTGACCGAGACTGGGATCTACTTATACAAGAAACTGTATCAAGATTCTCCTATGTTACTCGAAAAGAAGTACGTTTAGATAATTGGGAAGAACATTACAACGTAAGTCCAGAAGAATACATCTCAATGAAGTGTTTAACTGGGGATAAGGGTGATAATGTTGCAGGTATACCAGGAATTGGGCCTAAGAGAGCTGAACAGCTTATAAAAGAATATGGCGATGCAATGGATATCTACAATGTACTACCACTTGTTAGTAAGTATAAGTATATACAAGCACTGAATGAGAATGCAGAGCAGTTACTAATAAATTACGAGTTAATGGATTTAATAACTTATTGCGATGATGCAATTGGAGCTGATAATTTGGCAGATATAGGGCGGAGAATAAATGAACGTAGTAATTGATTATAGAAGAGATAGATATCTATCTGAGTTTAGTATTAAAACATTGGAAGATAGGTATCTCGTAAACGGTGAGACTTCTCCACAAGAGGCGTTTGCAAGAGCTGCTAGTGCGTTTGCAGATGATGAAGCTCACGCACAGAGATTGTATGATTATGTTAGTAAGCTATGGTTCATGTTCTCTACTCCTATTCTGAGTAACGGAGGTACTACAAGAGGTTTACCTATTAGTTGTTTTCTGAATTATGTTGATGATAGTAGAACAGGTTTAACTAACCACTATACTGAGAATGCTTTTCTTTCGAGTGTTGGTGGTGGGATTGGCGGTTGCTGGAACGGTATTCGTTCTGTAGGGAGTAAAACCTCAGCGGGGTCAGAGAGTACTGGAGTAATCCCCTTCTTGAAAGTAGTAGATGCAGAAATGCTCGCCTTCTCTCAAGGAGTAACAAGACGAGGTAGCTACGCTGGCTATCTACAAATCTCCCATCCAGAGATTGAAGAGTTTTTAGATATCAGAAAGCCTACTGGTGGAGATATCAACCGTAAGTCTACTAACCTGCATCATGGGGTTGTTATTTCAGACAAATTTATGGAATTGATCGAACAAGCTACAATTGTAGAAGGTTTCGATGATTCCTGGGATCTAGTAGACCCGCACACAGGAAACGTAGTAAAGAGTGTTTCGGCTAAGACACTTTGGGTTA